CACACTCAGCCAAACCTGTGCAACAGTAGGTGGCTGTTCGGTATCAGTAACACAAGGTAACTAGTCGGTTGACAAACTTTTAAATATTTGCTATAATATTCGTAATGAAACATATGATCAAGTGGCTAAAAATATCAGCCGGTATAAATCTATATCTATCTGTAATACTAACATTAGTATTAATTGCTCTTGTGACTGATATTGTGTTAGACACATATTGGCACAGCAACGCATACTTGGAACAATTAGGCATTGGTAGTCCTAATTCATAAACACTTATGGTTACAAAATGGTTAAACAGTCTTAGAATATATTCCCTATCTGTTATAGGTATACACTTTTTAATATTTGCATACTTCTTTCCAGTGTTTGTAATAAAAGTTGTGTTTATACCACTTACATTTGTGGTATTTTGGCATTGGTGTGAACTAGTAGTTAGAATAGAAGAAGACAACAGAAATCAAATATTACATTTAATACACACCTCCAATAATCAGCACACCAAAGACTTATTGACGTATGAACTATTTTTACACGATGAAAACAGTTTGTCAGGTAAAACTCTGTTTAACAGTTGCGGCATCTAAATTTTAGATAAATATATACTGTTATAATAACAGATGGTTTTATAACAATCTTATATATAAGGAGAAAATAAATGAAAGAATTAAAAAACGTGTTCTTTGGTATATTTTTTGTAATGTTCGCACAAGGTTGCGCCACTGTTGGTGCTATTTCCGATGGCGTACAACAAGGTGTTGCTGGAACAGTTGATGTTGTTCTAGGAACTACAAGCAATGTAGTTACAACAGTAGTAGACGAAGGATCAAGAATCGGACAAGCAGGTGCAGAACTTGTTGTCGGTGTTGGTCAAACTGCTGGAGACTTAGTTGCTGGTACAGTCGAAACAGTCGCTACAGTTGTTGACGAATCTACTGATGCAGTACAAAAAGAAGAACCAAAAGAAGAACCAAAAAAGTAAAACGCTCATTCTTTAAAATTCCTAAATTTAATTTAGGAAATAAAAAAGAAGACTTACCCTCAGAAGAGGATGAGCAATATTCAGATGAGGAGATACAGGAGTTTATACGCCAGATTAAGTTATATCAAAAACTAATGGAGTACTGTTCCAAAAATCCAAAAGAATGTGAGTAAGTTACTTTTAATTTTATTAACACTTCCTCTGTTAGCAATAGCAGAGGATCGTGTTTTAGACCTTACTTATAATCCCCCACTAGACTACAACTATTGCGATAACAATCCAGTAGAATGTAGACCCCTACCATCACTGATACCAAAATTTGAAATACAACAAAAAGCAACGCCAAAGCAATGGGCAGTATTTTGGACATTTCAAGTATTAGATGCTTACTCAACATCACGGGCAGTAAAGTATGATTGTGTAAAAGAAGTAAATCCACTGTATACAGAACATCCAAGTAACACAAGAATAGTTTTAACAAAAAGTGTATTGCTTCTGCCTGGCTTATTGTATAACGATTATTATAAAACTGTGTCACCAGAGGAACTAAACGATACTAATATGTTATATTCTATAGTAGTTGCAAATAACTTTAGGTTACTTAATCAAGCCAAAGACAGTTGTAATAAAATAAGATAGCAATAAATATATCTGTGTTAAAAGAAAAAGTAATAGAAATCAAACACTACTCAGATAGGCTGTTTAGTTTTAAAACCACACGCGATAAAACATTCCGTTTTAAAAATGGTGAATTTGCTATGATTGGTTTAGATGTAGACACAACTGTAAAAGGCAGTCCTCTACCTAAGAAAACAATGAGAGCATACAGTATTGTAAGCACAAACTATGATGACCATTTAGAGTTTCTAAGTATTATAGTACCAGATGGTCCGCTAACAAGCAAATTAAAGAATTTACAAATTGGTGATGAAATATTAATTAATCCAAAAGTCACAGGCAGTTTGGTATGTGATTATTTGACCCCTAAAGATAATTTAGTATTATTAGCAACTGGCACTGGAGTAGCACCATTTGTTAGTATTGTCAACGACCCTGATACATACAGCAGATTTAAAAAAGTATATTTGTTTCACACAGTAAGAAATGTAAACGAATTAGCATACATAGAATCGCTAAATAGTATAGAAGAAGATTTACCTTTTACTTACATACCAACTGTAACTAGAGAAGACTATGGTAGAACTGGTCGCTTTTGGCAATATGTTGAAGAATTTTTACCAGGTGGCTTCCTCAAAGAAAGAGACGGCATAATGGTGTGCGGTTCTCCAGGTATGAATAAGGAATGTCGTACTTTGTTTAAAACACTAAATTGGCAAGAAGGTAATACAGGCGAAATGGGCGACTTTATGTTAGAAAGGGCATTTGTAGATTGATGGATTCAAACAAAATTATAGATGCTCTTAGGCAAGGAGTAGTAACAGTAGTATTTGAAAAGATAGACACAAAAGAAATTCGAACTATGCCGTGTACTCTTAATCAAGAAATACATAAACAAAGTATTGATATAAAAAAATACGATACTACTAGTGATACAATTATTATGTATGCATTAGATAAAAAAGCATGGCGTGATGTAAGAGTCAATACTATCAAAGAATGGTACGAAGGATATCCAAAAGAATGAAATGGGTTTATAGTGGTTATGCTGTAATAGTATCTATATTATTACTTACAGCACTCCAAGTAGTTGATCCTACACCAATACAGAATTTAAGAAATCAAACATTTGATGCATATCAAAAACTAGACGAAATTAAACAAAGCAACGAAGTTGTTATTATTAACATAGGCGAAAAAAGTCTAGAAACATTAGGGCAGTATCCTTTTCCTAGAACTACATACGCTCAACTCATATATGATATTAGACAAAAGAATCAAGGCATAGTAGGCTTCACTCTTATGTTTCCTGAAGCAGATAGATTTGGAGGAGACGAAGTTTTTGCTTCATGGATAAAGGGTAACGGAATAGTGTTATCTCAGACACCAAGCACAAGAGGAATTAAGACCACAGGACCTCATATTGGCACTGGAGTAATCGGTCCTACAACAGCACAGGACTTTCTCCTAACTTGGCCAAATTTAGTAACAAACATACCTGAACTAGAAGCAGAAGCACTTGGCATAGGCGTAAATGCATCAGCACCACAACCTGATTTTGTTACAAGAACGTATCCATTAGCAATAGGAGTAGAGGGAAAAATATATCCCTCGTTTGCTATAGAAATGTTACGAGTACAAACAGGCAAACCCAGTTACATGATTAAAACAACAGAGATAGGCATAAACGAATTTGCAGTTCCGCCTTTTGATCCTATAGTAACATTGCCAAAAGGCGATGCATATATACGTTACAATAATACGTTTGAAGAAGTAGAATATACGGACATAAACAGTTTACCTAATATGGGTGGAAAGTTTGTTATAGTAGGTGTTACAGCAGAAGGTATTGCTAACCCTGTACCTACTCCAAGAGGCAACATGTATCCACAGCATATACAAGCACACATGCTACAGAACTTTATAGATGGATCAAATATACAGCGGAGCCAGTTATCGTCGCTTATAGAACTTCTGTGTGCGTTGTGTGGTATGATTTTAATAGCCTTAGCGGTGTATAAGTTACCGTTGCTGTGGACAGCACCGATATCACTGCTAATTTTAGGTGGAGAAGCATATGGTAGTGTGTGGTTATATCAAAATAAATTACAATTAGTAGATGCAACTTTTCCTGTGTTAAGTGGATTTTTAGTGTTTACACAATCAGCATTTAATAACTTCTATAAACAATACAAATTACGTCAACAAATCAAAGGACAGTTTGGTACTTATATATCCCCGGACTATGTTGATATGTTAGTTAAAGATCCTAGTCTAATGAAACTAGGTGGCGAAAGAAAAGAAATGAGTTTTATGTTTGCTGACATAGTCGGCTTTACACCTATATCAGAAAAGTATATGAAAGCGGATGACCCAGAAGGATTAGTAGAACTCATAAACAGTTTCTTAGATAAAATGACCAAAATAGTTTTAAAGAACGGTGGCACAATAGACAAGTTCATGGGTGACTGTATAATGGCATTTTGGAATGCACCACTACCATGTGAGAATCATGCTGAGATGGCCGTTAAAACAGCAATAGAGATTGAACTATTAGGTGACGAATTAGAAAAAGAAATGGAAGAACGTGGCTTGCCAAGAGTAAAATTTGGCACAGGTGTAAACACAGGTACATGTATTGTCGGCAACATGGGTGCTGAAACTAGATTAGATTATAGTGTTGTAGGCGATGCTGTAAACTTAGGTGCTAGATTAGAAGCACAAACAAGAGCAGAAGACACACCAATTATTGTTTCTGAATATACTTATATGGAATGCCCTAACATAGCATTTGGTAATATAGGAGAAGTTACTGTTAAAGGTAAAGTAGATCCTGTAAAAATGTACGCCCCATTATTTGACGGCGAAATAAGAAAACTTTACAAGTAATTATTCGTCTGGTGACCAGTGTCCCATAGAACGGAACACACTTCTAGCAGTAATAAGATCCTTCTTTAGTTCAACAAGATAAAAAAATTCAAAAGGCTTTTCACCTATTTTTTCTAATGGATAATGATAGGTTGATGTTATGGTATCTATTGCTGTTATGTCTTTTGCAACACAATTTATAATAGAGTTACGCCACTCGGCATCTTTGAATAAATCAAGTACAAAAGCATGTGCTTCACTTTCAGGATTATAACTGTTCATTATATTGAGTAATTCATAATATAATGCTCTGATAGGATTTAAATTATCTCTGTATTTAGAACTTACAACAGGAAATCTCCACTTGTCTTCTTTGGTACATTGATGCTTATAAAAGTACAAGTATTCTTCCATAAATGATTCATATATGTTTTTTTGACTTTTACGCATTCTACTTGCTAGTATGCGTCTTAGTTTACTTAATAGTTTTAGGTGATATTCAGATAACGATTCATTATAAACATTAAATAAATCATCAGGATTCATACGGCCGTCAATAAATTCGGGCGGTATTTCGTTAGACTTTGCAAACTTTATTAGTAAGTTCTCTAATCTTATCTTTTTAAAATCTATTATATCTGACATTTATGTAAATTTAATATAGTATTAAGTTTTTCGTTACCTTTATTGTAACTTAAGGTTGCTCTGGCACCCTCGTGTAATGGCTTTGGCCATGTACCGATGTCTACCCAAGCATACCCACAACTTTCACCATTTAAATTTGGCATAAATTCGTGTTCTATGACTGCAACAAAACTGTAATACATAAAGTTCTTGTCTTTGCTTTGATAAACATCAATAGGATTTAGTTTATTAATATCTGGAACTAATCCTAATTCCTCATCAAGTTCACGTGTTAAGGCTTCATATGGAGACTCGCCTTTTTCAACAAGTCCTCCCCAAAATCCCCAAGTGTGTTTATGTCGTTTGTCGCTGTTTCTGAATTGTAAAAGTACACGGTTGGTATCAAGAGCAAGAAATAATGTGCCTACCCCTATAACACCTGTGAAAGGTTCTACAGGACTAGAGTCCAATATCCCGGATTGTATTCTCCCTCGTATATGCTCAGCCATTGTGTTCCTGTCCATTTGTATACTTTACTTGTATTTAAGTTCTTCGTAATTGCTGTAGTACCAAAGTTGGCACTTGCATCATATGATACTGTCCACTTTGCACCATCAAATTCAATAATATCGTTTTCTGATGCATCAACATTCCACTCTGGATAACCTGCTTTGGAAAGATCTTCTGTTATTAAATATCGTTGTCCAATTACAAGGTTTGGTATTGTACCATCGCCTGGTACATTACTATGAGGGTTAATAATTTTATCAATATTGCCTATTGTAGAAGCAGGCAATGTGTCAGTATCCAAATTAAATATAAGTTGACTATCATCTGATGGATGTTTTGCAATAGTACCTGCAATATCCTGTGAGTCATCCTCCATATCATTAGTGATTTTTAATTTTAAAATACTGGTGTTATCTTTTAATTCCTTGTCATACAATGCTAGTAAATCAGACCAACTCTTAGTCTCTATACCTCCTGAGTCATATAAAGTTGCAGAGTTGCCCAATATACTAACTTTGTAATTACCTGGCGAAACAATTAAACGTGATTGTATATCAAAACTTCTAAAGAAGTCTGCTATGTCTTCATCATATCCAATTTCGCTTAATGATTGTCCACCAAAATCAGTTATTATATTACTGTGAATCTCATGTATAATACTCTGTCTTTTAACTTTTGCAGGAGGATTAATCCATATAGGCAATATAAATGTTAATGTTGTTACATCAATTTGCTCATCTACTCCTGCCGGAATACTTCTATTAGTAAACTGTATATCTGTTAATTCGACTTCAACAATTGAGGTCCAATCAAACGGATTAGAATTTTGTTGTAACTGTATTGTTGGATTAAATAGAACTAATATCTGTTCCATTAATTGTAATTTTGTATCAGTATTAGGTGTCCATATATCAACTTGCATTGTTAAGTTGTAAGGTACTGGCATATACCTGTTAATAGTATATTGGTTGCCTTGCGTACTTTCATAACTTTGTGTATCTTCGTTAAATTTACGCTCTGTTATACTTTTGGTATCTGTAAAGAAAGGATCTTGTGTCCTATCTCTGGCAATTTGTAAACTTTGGATACTCACACCTATAAAAGGTGTGCTGTTAATAACATTTTCTGAATTTTGTCTAAGTATATGCGAAACCATTCTACTTGGATCTGCATATCTTATAGGCACAGTATTATATCTTTCGTCTTCGCCGTCTCTACTACCTTCTTTGACTTTGAATGCATGAAATATTCTAATAAATTGTAGAATATATCTTCTAATTTGTTCATCATACCAGTACTGCATATTTAATTGTCCGTCTTAGGTTTAACAACTTTACTTAGGTTTGTTCTTTCATTAGTTACAGTACCATCTGTGTTTGTTGTCTCTGTCGTGTTATTTATAAAGCCATCAAGGATTCTGTTTGCACTAGAGAACACTCTCTTACTGTCATCTGCAACTTTCACCCAGCGATTACCTGATTTCTTAAATATCCTACTAGGTGAAAAGTCTGTTCTTAAGAAATAATCACCATCAACTGCGGCTAATGGAAATGTTATTCCACTACCCAATAGTGTAGCACCATTTGGTGCACCTTCAACAGTTCCTATAAATGGTTTGCCTTTGGCAGTTTCATCCACAAATAAATGAGTACCTGCGGCATAATAAGGATCCTGTGGAACATTATTTTCTGCTTGTTTTATAATAGCATCTGAAATATCAATTTCATCTTTGTATGTACTGATGATATTTCGTAAATCGTCTTCTTCATCACCATAGCCAATAATATCTCTGTATTCTTGACTGTCGCTTATTGGACCTAATTTACATCTCCACATATGAGGCCACCAATTTGGATCAAATCCTTCTGAAGGCCTACTTGCATCTGTAATTACATAAAATCTGTTTATGGCATCTTTGCGTTCATCGAGTAATAAATCATCTCTCATATGAGGTAATTCTATAACATCGCCTGCCATAAGTTTTCTGCCTAATGTTGATACCATTGTGTCAATGTGAAAATTGATGAACAATGTGTCATTTTGTAAGAACATACCAAATTGTGTTAAATCAAAGTCTGAATCACTTACAGTATATGTTCCTCTGAGTTCATATATGTCATCATCATACTTTCTGTCTCTATTTTCTAAAAATAATACATCCTGTATGAATGTTTCACCAGTTTTTTGATCGCCGTCTGAGTCGTAACTGTTATCCTGCTGAGGTTGTGTAAAGTCCTTTGTGTCCCCTTGATCGTGAACACCCAGATATTTGTGTACATTTACCCCAGTACCACCAGCATAAATATTCTCCGCTACGATACCGCCGACAAACTTATAGTCGTTTCTTTTGACCGGATTCCATAAACTAATTTTAGGCATAACTGTATTTATCAGATTGACAACTGATTATTTTTTTGCTATTATACATTCATGGAAATTGCAGAATACATTATATTTGGTATTTGTATTATAGGTGTAGGTTACACTTCGTACAATATTGGTCACAAAGACGGCATAGACACAGGCATCAAACTTGGTGCTGGTTTTATGTATGAGAAGTTTTGGTCTTTGGGTAAACCACGTAAAAGAGATCCTCAAGTAAGATACATTGAAATGACAAAAGACGATATTATTTTATAATAAATCTTTATTTGACACCCTTTTTGCCAAAAATATTATATATAGTTTTAAAATTGAGTAATTATTGGTATGGCTAGAAAGAAAACACAGAGATCTATATATGTTACAACAGAGCCTGATTGGAAGACTCTTAAACTTGTAACGGATAAAGAAGAACAGGTAAAAGCATTTCGCAGTTGCGAATATTTTGCCAGGACAGAGGTTAGTAAAACTAAAGGACTGCCTATTGTAAAAGATTGGCTTAAAAACCACACAGGATGGACGCCAGAAGAAGTAAAGATTATTTTAGCAAATCCAGATTGGACATTTAGTTCATGCATTAGCACAATTTTTGTTTGGCACAAATTAGGTTATATGCCAGACCATTTAAGAGAACACTACGAAAAACGTAAAAACGAAGAGTGGTTACCACGTGGCAAAAAGGCTTTAGAAGAAAAGGTTGAAAAAATTGAGCAAAAATTAGCAAAGCCTGTAATCAGCATTCAAGAACGAATGAAAGAACAAGTAAGTGATTTATGCGGTAATATCGAAGGCTTCTTAGACGAGATGGTTGACGGTTCTAAAACAATTAAAGATTTTGATCCTTATAAAATGATGATGTCATATCAAACTGAAATTAAAGGTCCACATGCTAAAATTATAAAAGAAGAATTTGCGGCTCAACATGCCGAAGCACTAGAAGTATTAGAATGGAAGGACGAAGAACTAAAAGAAGCATACAGCCACTTCGATGCTAAAATGCGTAAAGCCTTCGTACAGTACTACGAAACGATTAATACTGCTTGTGATACTATCATAGCAACAAAAGCCACTACACGCAAGGCTCGTAAGCCTAAGGCACGGTCTAAAGAGGCTATCGTGAAGAAATTAAAGTATGCAGTAAACTTTCCTGAACTAGGACTAGCAAGTTTGCACCCAACAGACATTGTGTACGCAAATGAAGTTTGGATATACAACACTAAAACTAGAAAAATAGGTGTATATCGTGCAAAAAACATTGACCCTAAGAACATGCAAAGACCTGGTACAGGCATTATGGTAAAAGGAACAACATTACAAGACTATGACGAAGATACCAGCATACAAAAAACTTTGAGAAAACCAGCAGAAATGATTAAAGGATTTGATGCAGGCAAAATGAAATGCAAAAAATCATTTGAAGAACTTACTACAACCCCTACTAAAATGAACGGTAGATTTAATGAGCACACAATCATACTAAGAACTTTTTGATAAATAGTTGTATGAGTGCAACAGAAACCCCTAGAGATAGACTAATTACAGAGATCAAGTTACGATTAGGTGACGGAATGATCGATGTGGAATTAGATCCAGAACACTACAATCTAGCAATAGACAGAGCAATACAGACTTTAAGAAGTAGAAGTGATTCCGCTGTTGAAGAAAGTTATGCTTTTTTGCAAACACAACCAGATGTACAAGAATACACACTTCCAGGTGAAGTATTAAATATCAGAAAAGTATATCGTAGAGGTGTTGGTGGTGGTAATATAGGAACAGGCACAAACTTTGATCCGTTTGATGTAGCATTTCAAAACACATATCTAATTAATGCAGGTGTTGTTGGCGGTCTAGCCAACTATGATGCATTTACCCAATATAAAGAAACACTTAACAGAATATTTGGTGGAGATTATGACTTTACATTCAATACAAATACCAAAGTGTTAAAACTATTGCGTAAGATATCTATAACAGAAGACATAATGATACAGATTTCTAATTTAGTACCAGAACAAAATTTATTAGAGAATGAGTATTCTAGACCTTGGATGGCAGATTGGGCATTAGCAGAAGCAAAAATGATGCTCGGTGAAGCAAGAAGTAAATATACTTCAGGCTTACCAGGGCCACAAGGTTCAGTGCAATTAAATGGCGAGGCTTTAAAGCAAGAGGCCATGACTGAGAAAGAAAGATTACTAACGTCAATAATTAATATGGAAGAAGGAAATAAAAATTACGGCTTTGTTATAGGATAAATGAACACAATAGGATTATTAGGTAATATAGGATCAGGTAAAAACACCGTAGCACAATACTTGGCAACTAAAGGTTGCATTCCAACTTCATTCGCAGGCCCACTAAAAGACTTATGTGCAAATGTATTTGGCTGGGATAGAGATTTACTAGAAGGTGAAACAGACGAAAGCAGACAGTTTAGAGAAACTGTTGATATGTTTTGGAGCAAAAAATTAA